TCAATAGTATCTTGTTGACGAACACCTTCACTAGATAAAATATTTAAGATTCGTTTATCGATCATTTAAGTCCTTCTTATAAAAATGGCCTGACCAGCAGGATTCGAACCTGCGACCCACAGCTTAGAAGGCTGTTGCTCTATCCAACTGAGCTATGGTCAGGCAGTGATTACTCCATATGAAACTGAAAATATAACAAATAAAAATATAAAAAGCGCAAACGCCATAACACCAATTATAATTTTACCTATTACCATTAAAATAAAATCAATCATATTACAATTTATAAACTTTGGTGGGCCCTACAGGACTTGAACCTGTGACCAATCGATTATGAGTCGAACGCTCTGACCAACTGAGCTAAAGGCCCTTTAATATGGTGCCTCGGGCCGGAGTCGAACCGGCACACCTTTCGGCGAGGGATTTTAAGTCCCTTGTGTCTACCAATTTCACCACCGAGGCATTATTCTTTAATTACCTTATTCTTTTACATGATCAGATGGTTTTTTTCTGCTTGCCATTTGTTCATCGTATCTTTTTCTAGAATCTTCGTAATCAATTTCAGGTTGTTGCTTTATTGCTATAAGAATTGGATGTAATAGAGACTTAGTATATAGTGTACTAAATTCTTCTAGAACTGTGTCAGGATCTTCTCCCTTTGCCAATCTTTTTTTAGCTTTTTCTAGAATCGATTCTGGTGTTGATCTCATCGACGATAAATGTAAGCATCAAGTTTAGTCGCATTAGCCAAACCACCAACTATGTTACCAGCCCAGTCATAACCGGTTACTGACGTTTTGCCAGTGCGCCAATTAGTAATGATAGACTTTTGTATTGGCTTACGGCCACGAACTACCAAGCGATACTGTTGCTGATGACCATCAGCTTTCAAAAGACGATTCATGCCAGAAACAAGTTTACGAGCTTCGGCAAGCATTTGCATGTCATTGACGCTTTGTGTATCATATGACGCGATATAACTTTTTGTGCGATTCATCATTTTTCACCTTCTTCAATGTATGGTCTGAAATCACCAGTATTGTGATCAATAATAATAATTTTTTGTTTTTCTAGAAACGTTAAAGTAGAGTCAATTCCATATGCTACCCCAGCATCTCTTCCAGCTCTATAATTAAAAATCATACCAGCTAAAAAGAACAAAAGTAGAAATGTTACTTCTATCCATTCCAACTGAAGCATTAGGCATCCTCTGAAATGCGATTAACTGTACCATCTGCAATTGGCCAATACGCAAGTCCAAGACCAATTGCAGCGGAAATCATACCTTGCAGAAGAGTAGCATCTCCAGTTTCAATGCCACCAGTGGCGCCAAACACAATCATAAACCCAACAACTAATCGAATCATAATATTTCTCCTTAAGCCGCAACTGCGTCAGTGTATTCTTCAAAACCAAACGCTCTAACTTCGTACATTGTACCATCAATCTCGATACGATCACGCATCATGCTTGAGCGATGGCCATATTCAACACCATCGTAAACTTCGAGGTCTTTAACAACTTCGATGTCTTTGTGAAAATCTTGATTGACACTACCATCAGAGAAAAACTCACCTTTTGACCAAGAACCATGAATGTTCTGAGTGCGATGATAAGCATACTCAAGCATTTCGTCAATGCTAAGGAATTTTCCACAATCAATGATTGCCACTTTAACTGCTACTTGATCTTCCATCTGGTATACTGTTGCTTTCATTTTCTGCTCCTGTTTATCAATTTATGGTACCATTATACCATAGCTGCAGAGAATGTACACTGTTTTGTGAAAATAAATGAAAATAAAAAAGCCTTTAGAATCAACAACTTAGAAACCCTTAATCCATAAGTTGTTGATTCTAAAGGAAAAAAAGAATTGTAACATTTTGTATCTTTTTTGATACAAATTCACGGAAATGGCCAATTTTTGGTCTTGTGGGGGTCACTTAGGGGTTCTATACCCTCTTCCAGCTTCTTGATTCCTAGAGCCCAGTTCTCAGCTGCATCTTCAGCATAATGGATTGATTTGTCTGGATATTCCTCGGTATGAAACTTAGTACCATTATTATAGTACTCAATAATGAACATCCGATCTTGATGAATAACCTTAGCAACCAAATCTCTAGTCTTATAATACGTTGATATTAATTCTCTGCGCCACATGATAGCTCCTTTGCTAATGGAAAGATTTTAGCAATTACTTCAGCACAAGTGCGAGCAATTTCCATATGTTCCTTTTGTGTACCATTGGAAGAACGCAAGTCAATGTAATGAATCCAACTACGAAGAGTTCCGTTCATGTACATCTTAGACTTAGTGTTACCTTCAGGTAAAACTGCTCGAGCTTGCTCTTTAGCAATGCCAGCGCTAATAGCCCACTCATAAGCTTCTTTAGCGACAGCAATAACACGTTTCTGCTGTTCTTCCCACATCCAAGCAAGACGTCGGCCTTCATCAGTATTAATATCAATCTCTACAGAATTTTGGCGATTCTTAGTATCTTGAAGGCGAACTTCGCGAAGTACAAACTGTTCTCCCAAAGAAGCTGGATCAGCATAGCGTTGAGAAAACTCTTGAAAAGAAAACGAACGGTGACGAAGAATTTGTCTAGCGATGTCGCGAGTTGTCTCAATTTCTAAACAAGCCGAAACCATTTCTAATGGAGACCAATGCGCATGCTTAATAAGATACTTGATAAGCTTCTCAGAAGTTTCACTATTAATTTGATTAGATGGATTAGACACTCGAGCGCAGAATGCAATCAGATCTTGTACGTCACCAAGATCATGAGAGATCTCATTTGCCGGAGTTGAATAACTAATTAACTTTACTTTCATTTTATACCTTAAATTCTGAGAAGTTTCTAACGTTTGCAGTAGAAGGAATCATTGAAGACTGTTGACCTGAATCAATAATATTTTGAGCATTTGGTTCAACATCATATAATTTCATTTTACTACGATCAACGCCAATCACAAATCGTTTATTTGATGATGGGTCATTATATCTATTCTTTAATTGCTTAACTAAGATTTGATTCAAAGCATCAAGCTCTTCATTAGAAATTAACGCAAACATTAAGTCTGCAGTAGCCGGCAAACCGAACGATTCGGAGGTGTCTTCAAGTCCGACATCGGAGTTGGAGTATCCACTTCTTGTTGTTTGAGTTGCAGATACGATTGGTACGTTAAATTCGACAGCAAGGCCACGAATTTCTTCGGCAATTGCTTTGATGTATGAGTATGAGTTGATTGCACCGCCCATTCCTTTCATTCTTGAAGATGCGCAAATATTGAGATAATCAATAAAGATAATATCAGGTTCAAAGTTTTTCTTAAGTTTAAGTTCTTTCAATAAAGCTCGAAAATGACCAACATGAGCTGAGGCGGTTGGATACTCTTTAATAACCAATTTACCATTTGCTCTATTAGCAATTTGCGCAACTTTATTTCCAAACATATCTTTAGATAGATTTGAAAGCTGATCAATTGGTACATTCATTAGATTAGCATCGATACGTTCTGCGATACGTTCTTCAGCCATTTCCATTGTAATGTACAATGCGTTCTTGCCCTGTGATAATACTGATCCAGCGACATGACACATAAACAAAGATTTACCAACACCAGTACCAGCCAAAGCGATATTTAGTGTTTTGTTAGGTAAACCACCCTTTGTAATTTGATTGAAGTAATCTAAATCAAATGGAATACGTTCTTCCTGTTTGTGATAGAAATCATAACGACTATCGTAGTCATTCAAATAATCATGACCAATATTAGTATCAAATGCAACTGACAAAGCTTCAGTTAAAAGATCTGGTAATGCATTTTTAGTAAGTTCTTTATCTTTACCATCAAGAATACCAATAGACTTCATGATTGCAATATGAATGGCTCGATCTTGACACCATTTTTCAGTCTGATCGACAAGCCATTCAATATCAGTATTTTCAGACTTTGAAATTTCTTGTACGATTGAAATAGACTGTTGGTATTGTCCATCTGTCAGATTTGCAGATTCAAGTTCAATACCAAGAGCTTCACCTGTTGGAAGTTTATTGTATTTGCCAACATAGTTTACAATTTGATCAAACACATCTTTGTGTATATCTTCAAAGTATTCTTTCTTTAGGAAAGGAATAACCTTACGCGTATACTGCTCGTTATTAATGAGATTACGTAATACTGTAGTCTGAATATTAGGATCCATTAGTCACCAATTTTATATTGTCCATCTTCAAATGCGGTTTCAATAATATGAGTTAACATATCACCAAGATAATTTTCAAATGCTGGACTTTCTTGTAATTCTAATCTTTCCATCGGGCTTTTTTCAATTTCATATTCAAACGAAAGTCTACCCTCAAGTTCTTTAGTATTATTATTATTAATTTCTTCTAACGATAGACGACCAAAAGTTACAATAGTTCCAGCAAATTGACCAGTTAGAATTTTGAAAGAGTCGTGATCAGAATCTTCTTTGAATGAAACTCTTTCATAATCATATCTAGATATATTATACATCGTCTTCACCTAAAAGTACACCCTCTAGTAATGCATCGTCAATTTCTGATTTATAGCCAATGGTGTAATGCTTCTTAACAAATTCTTTGAAATTTGTCTTTTCAAAGATTGGAGTCCAGAATTCTTCCTTTGAAGTTTCTGCTTCACGTACTTTATTGACAGTAAGTAATTCACCTGTTGTAGGATTAATAGATTCATACCAACCATTACTTGGCTTTTGCACATAACCACCAGCCAAACCAACTTCAAGTAGACCCGAATACTTTTCTACGCCACCTTCCCAAGTAACTGTAACAGGAACCTTTGATTTTTCTTTAACAAAACGAGACTTTTCAACATTAATTACAAAGTCGTAACCAGTAACTTCTGTACCTTTTTTGTTTTGACGACGACCAAGGATCCAAATTGTATCTGCTGAATAGTAGATACCTGTGCCACCTGAAACAATTGCTTTAGGGAACAAACCAATTTCTTGATATGTGTGATTTACTGCAAGCATTGGAATGTCTTTCATAGTCAAATATGGTGTTGACATACGGAAGAGACCTTTCAGGGCTTTTGCACGGGACATGTCAGCAACAGATTTTTCATTGATAGCATCGTCTAATTCTTTCTTAGATGCAAGGTTACCAATTGAATCAATCACAACAATAACTTTATCATCACGACTGATTTCTTCTAGTTGGCCAATCAAATCAAACTTTAGTTCTTCAACGTTAGTAATTGGAGTATGCAGTACACGCTCAACGTCAATACCAAATGATTCAAAGTAAGATTGTGGCGAACCAAATTCAGAATCATAGAATAGCATAATGGCATCTGGATACTTTTTCATATAAGCACCAGCCATTAGCAAAGCAAAAGAAGTTTTGAAGTGTTTACTTGGACCAGCAAGAACTGTAAGTCCTGGTGTAAGTCCACCATCAATAGAACCTGATAGTGCTACGTTAATCATAGGCACGTCAGTTGTAATCATATCTTTCTCGGCAAAGAATTTTGATTTTGAAAGAACTTCGGTATGCTTAAGCTTCGAGTTCTTTTTAAGTCTGTCCATAACGCTCATATATTACTCACCTTATTTTGTTAGTGTAATTACTATTATACCATAAACTCATCAAGTTGTACACCATTAGAATAGTCATTTATTGATTTTGTTTTATTGTCTTGTATAAGAAAATCTGTACGTAATGTATCTAAATTTCCTTCAAGGTAATCTTTTACGTATTGAGCCATGTCTGCTGCTGTAGTAACTGGTACGTTTTGGCAAATATGGTTTAGGTTACGAAGACCGCCTTGTAGTTGAAAGTCTTCTGGTAGCTTCATAATGCTCAATGCTTCACGAATGCTAATATAACGATCTTCATCAGGATGAGTAAGAGAAGTTGGCATATGACCAACAAAGGCTCCAATAATTCCCTTTGGAATCTCAGTAGTCTTACGCATGATGTTTCCACCATCCTTTAGTTTCTTATGCATGCGTTCGCACTTACGAGCTTCTCGCTCATAGTTATTTTCACGCATCCACTTTGCGACATCAAGATATGAGACGCCGGCATTCTCAATGTAGTCTAATGGATTTGTGGTCTTATCAATTTTCTTAGCAAAATCAACATGGCTAATTCCACCTTCCATTACTTGAAGAACATAACGATAGAATGGGTTATCAGATGGTTTCTTTGTATTAGTCAATACTCCCATTGGATCTCCATCCTTGGCCTTAGCACTTCGAATGGTATCTTCAATAGTTTCGTTAGGGCGTTCAATGTATGGAAATACTGGTACAACATCTCCTTTCCAAAAGAAATAAAACGTACGATCTCTTACTTGACTCAATCCATGTAGAACTGATTTAGTCTTAAAGATGCTAAATGTATAACCATACTTCTCACCAATCTTTCTTAACCTTTTGACAATCGGTTCGCCCATCTTTGAAGCAAGTCTTGGTGCGTTCTCACCCCAAAATACTCTAGGGGATAAAGAACCCAACACAAACTCAGAAGTAATAAACATCCAATCATTCGCAGAATTATTAGAACTTGCTGATGGAGAAAGAGAACTAAGCCCAGCACAAGGACAAACAGTGTTGACAACGTCAACACGATCAAAGTTACTGATGCTGTCAGAAGGGTTAAGAACATGGTAGGGAACTGTGTTCTTATAATGGTTAACAATATGTTGATCGTTGTTTGAGAAGGCTTCATAGCTTAAAATATATTCCGGTTTTTTACCAAAGACTTTTTCCATCGCGATGGTTTCTCCACCGATCAATGGAACAATACTAGCATATTTCATAATTGACTTTCCACGTATGTTTTCATTCTTAATTGTCTATGGACGTCGTCCTTGTGTAGGCCAATGCATGTCGCAATAAGCAATAGGCCACTTTCTAAAATAACGTCAACTGGTAGATTATGTTCTTTAAGCTTTCGCACAAACAAATCTTTTACATATAGATTTTGTTGTACATTTGAAACCATCGCATTATAACCATGATATAAGTCATGCGCTAGTTTAGCCCAATCATAAAGGTTATCACCTTCATTTCCAAGTCTACCACCATAGTTTCCTCTTGGATCGATCAACTTGAATTGATCGGTCTGCTGATTATATAGTACATTTCCAAAATGCAAGTCTCCATGCATACCAAAGATTGGTTTAGTATTTCTCCATGCTTTGGTTGAGATATTAACCAATTTTTGTGTTTGGCTATTTGTAAATTCAAGGTCATTCAATCGTTCTTTAGATTTATTGATCCACATAGATTCAGACAAAGAAGAAAACTTTTGAATGAATTCCATATCGTTTGATTCATAGTTGAAATACTTTAGCTTGATCTTAAAGATACGATCTATGATGTAATCCCAACTACTATCTGATAGGTTATCATAGAGCATCAAATCAGATAACAAAGTACCAGACTCATAAGACATAACCAAATGAGTCTTAGAAGGTAGAATCCTAGGCGTAAACATAGATTGCTCTGGCGTAAGACTATCATACCACATCTTTTCTGCCATTAGAGTTTTTACCGAATGTTCATCGTGATAATCCGGGCTTTTACGAAGAGTGCCAAGTTCAAAATTATATTCAATATGGTTGAACGCACGAGCTTTTAGGTTCAATAGCGCGGCACTTGTCTTATAGTAATTCGGAAGATCTCCGATATCATACCATTCTTCAGTTACGATGTTATCAAAATGATAAGGACCACATTTTGAGTATTCAACCAATGCTTCTGAGATGTCATATCCATCCGTATTGTTAAAAGCCAACTTTGCAGCTTTACCATTTGCAAACGAATATAACCCAACAAGAGCTACTGCTTCTTCAATAAGACTCTTTGGCTTATTATAATATTGTTCTCCATCCCACATACACCAAGCAGAATGATTATCAACTGATTTTGTTAATAAGAAGTTTGTGCCCAATGGCATATTCTTTTCTAGAATAATTGCATCACCCAACCATACTACAATAGGCAATTTATCATCTATGATTTCATTCATACCATATTTGATAGCATCGCGTGGACCATCAAGAGATGGTTGCTTTACAAACTTAATATTAGGATGACGGATTTTACAGTATTCTCTAATGTCATTGAATTGACCATCAACAATGATGATCTCATTTACATCTTTTCCTAATCCTTCGATAATATAATCAAGACATGGTTTGCCATTTACGCGAACCATGATCTTTGATGTATTAGAAGAAAGCGGACGAAGACGAGTTGCTGCTCCGGCAGCTGGAATTACGACGTTGAATTTGCCCATTCTAAAAATCCTTCAATTGTCATTGCTTTATCATCTACATAATAAGTGTCAGCGTATGGTTTACCAAAGACCAATTCATCGTACGGTACACCGTAATCATGTAACCAATGAATAGTTATATGTTGTACATCAGCAAGAATTTTTTGCAAGTCACCATTATGCGTTAACATCCTACGTGCAGAATGAATAATGATATAGTAACCCTGTTCTTTTAGCTTAAGCATTCCATCAATAACTGGTGTATTTGGTTTAGCCATAGCATACTTCATATACGTATCTTTGCCGCTATGATTAGGAAAGCAGATGGTGTCATCTAAATCAAATACTATACGTTTCAAAAGAATTCCTCCAAGGATCCAGTTGAAGTAGCTTTAGCCTTTGCTTTTAAGCTCTTCATAACTATTCGTTTTTTATTTACAAAATAAGATAATGATTTTTCTTCTACTTCTTTACAACCAAGAGCAGGCGTGTATTCGTTCATCATAGCTTCGAACTCTTGAGAAATATCTTGGCCATAACACTTTTCAAGCAATTGGTTATGTGTCCACTTATCAGTTTGCTTACCAAACTTAGTGATGTGCTCTAACATTTTTGGAATAACGATTGACGCATCAGTTTCTTGACTAACGAAGGCTCTACTTGCTTCAACATATTGTTCATAAAGAACCTTATTAGTTGCGATATTTAATAATTGGTCCATAGTATCTTGTAGGTCTTCACGATCTGACCATACCGCAATTTGTGGATTATCAATGAACCGCTTTCCATTGTCATCGATGTTATTTTCGCCATAGTGTTTATCAAACATAGCTACAGATCCAACGGCCATCATTTCCATTTGTGTGTATTCAAAGCGATCACCATAGTTGTGTGGTTCTCTTGGTAGACGGAAACCAGAATAACCAAACATCGCCGAGCTTAATAGCTTCATTCCATCTTGGTATTCATAAGGGCCAAAGGATTGAATGATTGAACTACTGTCATCGTACTTTTCAAACTTAGCTTTGTAATTTGATCTATCAATGATATCGAATTTAGCACCAATTGAACGCTCAATTCCATGAATGGCCATGTTCAAATCTTGACGCAATGGATACAGGTCAATCAAACGTGCTGGATCTTTCATTGTAGTCCATCGACCAGTATAAATGATGCGCTTATCTTTTTGCTCGAATGGAATCACATATTTATCGTAGTCAGATACAGTGAAAGGTAGCTTCATGCGTGCGATGCGTTCACCGATCTTTTTATTCGTAAGAACTTTTGATACATCAACGGAATAATCTGTCTTTGTAGAAAAGTTGAACACGAAGTCTGACGCATTAGCAATCGCTAAGTGCATTGGAATACGGTCAAAGTTTGCTCGCTTGATTTCATGCATCATTGACACGACAATTGGCTTCTCAAGCTTAAGTACTAGGTCTTTGTAAAAAGAAACTACTGACTCGCGCGCGTGCATGGGAGATGGATATGAATTGAGTACCACAATGTCATATTCATCATTTAGCTTTTTAGCGATTGTAGGAATTTCATTTGGCTTAAAGGAAATAGAGTTTTTAATATGACCGCCAGATCGCACAAAAGACCTTTCAGCCAATGAGTACACGTGAATGTTTTGTGGATCGTAGCGTTGCCATTCATATCCAACCTTTTCTACTCCACAGCCATCTAGGCCTTTACCAAACACAAAAGCAATTTTCATTCTAATAATTCCCATTCAATATTTGCTTCATTAAACATTTTAGCAGTAGTTGCAAATGAAATAAACCATTTTTCTGGAACATCAGTTGCACGCATTACTACTCGTTTCACACCGGTTTGAATAATACCTTTTGCGCATTCAGAACAAACAGGTAAACCAGTAACATATAATGTAGCACCATCAAGAGATATTCCATTGTATGTAGCATTATATATGACATTCATTTCTGCGTGAACAACATATCGATACTTAGTTTCTTTATCGTTATATCGTTCTACATTATCACTAATGCCACGTGGAAACCCATTGTAGCCTTGAGATAATATTTGTCCTTTGTTACCAACAGCAACAGCACCAATTTTACGAGATGGGTCTTTTGACCACGATGAAACATTTTCAGCTAAATCTAGATATCTTTCATCCCATGTCATATATTAATCCCAAAGATTTTGATAGTACTTTCCAAAGAGTCTAAAACCATTTTGAATTCTTGCTTCATATGCTTTACGTGCTTCCCAGTCATACACTTTGGTATGATTAGGTCCTTCTATGAGTTGACTAACTCCACCTTCCAGTTTCTTCCAAGCCATATCCCATTCACCAGACTCAAACTGATCTTCCCATTCATCATTAACTTTGCATTCAAACGCAAAAATCATTTCGTTAAGTACCCAGTTCCATTGATCTTCACCAATTGAAATATCTTCTGGATTACAAACTTTGTTATTAAACAAACTAAGTTGTGAACCATATTCATCATCGTTGTCAAGTAGGTGATCAATAAGTCTTAGATTTTCAGGTACATCTTCAATATCAACATAAGAATACCCATGTTTACTATCGCGTAACTGCTTGAGCATAGGAAGAACAATAAGAGCAAGGGTATTATCCATACTCCAAGTGTCCCAGCGATCAATATGTATTTCAATCTTTTGCTTCTTCTTGCTGTCAATCCAACTTAGAAACTTATACAACCAAGTGTGTGGACGATCTCCCCATTTTTGAATGTCACCTACTTCTGGTTCAGGCTCTATACTACCGTGAGCAAGCCACTCGCCAAAGTGGTGTACACAATCAGCAGGCTGCTCAAAACCATACTCATCTTTTTCCTTTGGTATCCAGAACATCAACTTTTCAGCTAGTTGATAAGGACCAAACCAATTTTTATAAGGACCAATATAGACTTTCATATTATTTTACTAAATCAAAGTGTCGTTCATATACATGGAGATTTTGAACTTGCCAATAAATATCACCTATTTCAAGATCAGAAAAAATATTTAGATCAAGATAACGATCAATTAGTAGAATCATAACTTCATGTTGCCATGCATAATCATTCTTATAACCAAAGACAACATCATTAGATCGCATTTGAACTACTGCATGTAGTTTCTTATCACGAATATAATAACTTACAGCATTTGTACAAATAAAATCAGACTTACCATTTTCATTATATTCAGCCCAAATAGAAGGACGATTATAAATCATGGTAGCTCTACGGCCATCGGGATTTTTATCTAATTCTTGTACAACACGATCAAATTGATTGAAATACTTTTCTGACCAAATGAGTAGTCCATAGTTTGAATTAATTTCACCATGCATATTTGCTGCATACCGCCAAGCCAGTGGTGGATTACGATCAGGTCCATAAATGTCTTTAATATTTGTAGACATTGATCGATACCACGCAAATTCTTTTTCAATATACTCATCAACTGGAGTACCAAAGATTGCCGATTCATCAGCAATAAATGATGCACCAAGAATTTCAATAGTCTTTTGACCAGTTTTATCTACAGTAAAGCGTTCAGCTTTTAATTCATTGATAAAATGATCTCGAATATCTTGTACTTTATATGTTTGCATTAACCTATAATCATTATACTATATAATAAAAAAAGGTGCCGGCATTGCGCCGGCACCACATCTACTTATACAAGACCCATTGCACGGGCTTTGTAACCAGCAGCAACAATCGCCTGAGAAGGAGTACCTAGACGATAAAAGGTACGAGTTTCACCACCTTTGTTAGTGCGACGGTTTGCGTAGATTGCATAGCCTTTCTGACGAAGTGTTGTTACTGTAGCAGTAGGATTTGCTACACCAAAACGAGATTTCATCTGAGCAGCAGTCAAACCTTTTGAATCAGTCTGAAGAGCAGCAATTACACGAGCTTCTTTAGTTACAGTTTTAGTAGTTACAGTCATTTTCATTTCACCTTAAGTTAAGTTTACAAATTACATCTTATATTTCATAAGATAGTTATATTATACCACAGTTTTAGTGGTATGTACACATTTTTGTCGACATTGACAAAAATTCTTTTTACTCAGTGGTAACAGCTAGCGCAAGACTAACAGCCCACATGAGAATAATTATTTCAATCATCTAGATCCTCCGATTCTTGTTTGAGAATTTGAAGAAGTTCTATTAAGTCTTTTAACTCTTCTTTATCTTCTTCTAACAGTGTATCAATTGATATTTCAATTTTTATTTTCATGATAAAATTAGTGTTAATCCCAGCCAAGCAATAACACCTAAGAGAAAAACAATTCCCATAATTGCTTTTGCTTCGTCGTGATCTTCTTCATTCATTTTTTCTTACCTGTATTCCATCTGTCATCATTATTTGGATGATCCATTTGGTGTACCATTAGAATAATGAGTTGAGTTGTTGCATGAGCAAGATGGTTTTCACCAGATTCTGGATCTTTATCTTCACCCATCATCCAAGCATTGAGGTGTCGTTGAATAGAAGAGTAAGTTCGAGTCCATGATGTAGATGCACCATCTGCACGCCAATTATTTTCACCGTATTTTTCAGCACCAAAAGAAAATACCTTTGCAACTTCAAAAAGTGCTTCAGGTGGAATTAGTCCGAGTGGTGGTTTGTTTTGATCGTATTTCATAATATAGTTCCGTAATTAATATGTATATTATACACCATAACTTTTAGAATGTAAACAAAAATTTTCACCGTTCCAAGTATAGATTCCATATAACTCATAGTCTAATGTATTGCGATCTGCAATAAAGACATAAAGCTTATTTGGATAATCTCGCCACTCCTCTCTAGCAGCACGCTCAGCTCGGGCTAATACAAACGGGACATAATATTTACCTTCGGTAACTTTGACTTCAATCGGCGTACCGTCTTTCTCCAAAAGATCTTTATATGGGCGCGGATCATCAGTAAATCCGCACTCCATAAGATATATTTCAGCTGCATGTCCATACATACACGTCTGTAAAATTTCTTCCAACGACCGATTTTTACGTGTTGAATCTTTTGCATAAATTAACCTCGCTTCATCTAGGGCTCGTAATTTTAATTTTTCACGATCAATATCTATAATAGCATTAAATTTCATAAATTCGAATATACGAACTCAATAGCTCGTTCAGCCTCTTTATTTAATGGACGATTTTTATACCAATTACCAGTTTCAAGATCTAGTTCTTTACACAGTTGAGTAATTTCATCTACTGTGATAGGATACTCACGTTTTACTGCGTTACCTGCAATTGAAACCATAATTTGATACATTTTATGATACCAACCAGTATCACTAATTAACTTATATTCTGAAATAAGTTTTTTGTTGACGAACGGACAATCACGATATGATGTCCAAGTAATAGATCGATTTTGCATCTGATCTTTGCGGTGTTGAATAATCATCTTTTGCATTGTGTCAGGTAGTCGATCAAAAAAAGTACTACCCTTCTTTTCAGGCAATGGATGCTTATCAATTAAAGCATAGGGATCAATAAAAGAACCAATGCTATTAGTAAAAATAAAGTTATTAGCACCAGTATACGTTGCTGGAATATAATACATTCTAGATAAGTCTTTAGTTTGCTTGTCTCCGATGCATCCAAGTTCTTCGTTAAGAGAATACCAGAATTTTCGAATTTCGTTCGATCTAACCTCTGTTTTAAGCGGGAAGACAAGCCGAAACTTTGGATACTCAAGTGTGCTGCTAGCAGTAGAGTAACAAACATAATAATAGTTACCGTATCTATCATATAATTCTTTTTCCAAATTACCATGAAACTGATGGTTGTCAACATCAATCGCAGCCCAACCTGCCCAATTCACTACATTATCATTTGCACGTGTAGTATCAGGCATATACGTTGCTGGCGAAATAAGACTAGCTGACTTTTTATCTTTCTTAGGAACTAATGAGAGATCATAAAGAAGATTTTCAAAGTGTTCCCAATCCGAAAAATCTTGACGTTTGTGTGTCTTATTATCAAATATATTATTAAATAGAGTCAGTGAATAATGCATCTGATAATTGTCCATGATTGCCGCTATGATTCGGCGCTGACCAACCTTCTGGTTTGATTAAGTCTGGTAGACCAAATGGGTTTGGACGACCTTCTTTAACACCTGGAGATTTTGCCATGTTTGCATCATGAACTCGATCCCAAGCTTCGTTTGCATCAACACCAAAAACATCAAGGGTACCAATAGCAAAGACACAGAGGTCAATTAGACCATCAACAACTTCTTCAGGATCTTTGTTTTCAATAGCTAATAAAGTTTCGTCTAGTTCTTCTTTACACATTGCTAGACGAAAACGAAGGTACTTATCCATAAGTTTTTTATTTACATGGTTTGAATCAAACCATTCATGTACACCAAATTTTTTATGCATTTCTGCAATATCATTAGACCAATCTTTACTCATAATTTTTCCTTTACAATATGTTTAATATTATACACCATTATCAACACTTTGTACATAGCACATCAATAAAATTTTTCAATTCTTGTTCTGTCATAAAATATTGGTGTTTAGAAACAACTTCTGAAGATGAATCTTCATTAATAAGTTCTTGTGTAAGAACGATTTGAAATAAATCATTCGTACTTGTCACTCTATTCTTAGACGCAATAAGCTTATATCCATCAGTTTTAGCTACTTCAATCAGCATTGTTTTTCTCCAGTTCGTTCAGCACTTTCAATCTCCGGATGTTGAATTAGGTCTGGGCATTGTTTTGCCATTTCATACAAATAATAATCACTTGGGTAATGCCGTAGGCAAAAAGCAGCTCGATTGCGAATAGCTTTAGGTATTCGTGGAGTTTTCTTCGGATCCATTAGATCTAGCATAAAGTCTTGAGCGTTTGCAATAGAATAATATCTTTCAATAGGTATTGTCATATTATGTATGCTCCACTATTTCAATTCCAGCTTCTTGAATAGCTATCTGACAAATGGGACATGGTTTAGCTATCATTGGGTTTCCATGCTTATCAAATCTCTCTACTCGGATCTTATAAGCATCTGTCAAATTTTTACACTTCACAATAGCATGAATCTCAGCATGTAGATATATTGCATCTTCTTTTCCAGCCCTTTTAGCACACTTAGCTTGAAAGGGATGCGACTTTTGATAAAAGTTTTTACCGCTTGAAATTCTTCGACCACGCTTGTCAAAGATCTCAGCAGTTAAACTATAGCTACCAAAGCTCATACAAACTCGCCATTTACTATTTTGAAAACTTCTACAGGACCAGATGATCGAATATATTCTCGTCCACCATCAATCATATTACCATCAATGAATAAACAATCGTGGTGAGTTGAACTATACCAATATTTACCATCTTTATCTTTAATCATACCAAACTCAAGTGACTCTACAATGTCCGCGTTGGTGATCATTGTGTCTCCTTTATAATTACGGTAAAGACCAAAATAACGATTGCCAAACTCAGGATGAGGGGATTCCCTATAGAAAACATCAACAGGAGTATCGCTAGCCCTAAGGTCAGTCGTACAGACATATTTGATTTGTACTTTGTCTTTCTTTTCATAATGAGCTATAGCTTTTTCTACATCAAATATTGGTGCATGATTTATCTTCATAGTTAATCTCCAAATGCTAAGTCGTGTATAACGAATTTAGCTTCTGCTATTGACTTGCACTTATCACCATTCACAGTAATATTACGGGTATTTACAATTACGACCTTTATTTCTTTTGTCGCTAAAACCCAGTTATTTGGTGATCGTGTTCGAACAGCACATGTGCCAGTTGAAAAATACAAAGTATCAGATAATTCATCTGATGCGATCTTACGTTGAAAATGTACATTAGCCACTTATAATCATCCTTACTAAACCAACAACATCAATACCAACTAATAGCATGTAATTAGCGAGCATGCCAAATGATTTGCGAGAATAAGCAGCCCAAGCGTACATAGAGCACCCGCTGATCCAAACAGGATACATCCAAATAAGAGGCGGGTTAGGGACTGTTGCCGCCATAGTAATGGAGCAACCGATGCTAAAAGTCCAAGCCAAAAGCTCAACGCAAAAGCGAAAACGGTTAGATTCAAAATCATTTTTAATCCACTCTAAAGTAGGTTTGAAAAAGTCATTAGTCAATTAAGCCGCCGCCTCCTCTGCAGCAAACCAATCCGACAGATCTGAATAGGCAATGTTTTCACCATCTGCCATGTCAAAACGTGCCGAATAATCTGAACGATCCCCTCCTTTTAGAGGTATCCACTGCTCCAGTTTACGCACAATGCCCTGCCGCATGTCACCGTCGTTCTCAGTGACACAACGAGCGAGCCAACGATCCCCACCCCAGTAGAACTCAGTAGGGCTTTCCCACTCTTCCCAAGGAGTGTCTGAATCTCCCACAATATTCCATTCCAGGATATACTCTTCCCAAGACTCGTTTTTGCACTCAACCAGCGCGCTGAGAGTGGGGATGCCACCCTGTGCAATTCGGTTGATATGCTCGCTGGTGAGGTTCTCTACCACATATGTGTGACCACCTTTGAACTTCCAGTACTGAGGGCATTCTCCTTTGCCGTCCCAATTATGGGCACCATAGTTTTCGCGAACTTGAGTAAAAATTACCAACTTAGACATATTGTATCTCCTTAGGCGAATTGAGAAGCATCTTCTAAAAAGCCAATCGCTTGGCTACGTGTTAAAACTGGATATTGATCCATTAGTTGTTGAGCAGCATCGTCAAAATCAATTTGACCATCAGCAGCTAATTCAAGAAGCTCTTTAGCTGTGGTATAGATGTCTTTAATTTTACACATATTTTCATTCCTTTATCAATTTATGGTACTATTATACCATATCTGGAGAGAATGTACACTGTTTTGTGAAAATAAAAAAGCCTTTAGAATCAATAACTTACAACTGCGGTAGCCCTAAGTTATTGATTCTAAAGGAAAAAATATTTGTAACATTTTGTATCTTTTTTGATACAGTTTAGGAAAAGAAGTCCTCTAGAGACACTTTTGACTCGGCCGTCCAGCCAACAGCCTCTAGAATCGGGGTAATTGGGTCTAAGAAAGTCTTTTCAAACTGAAGGTCATAGTTAATATAATCATGTAGCTGAAGTTCAGGTGGAAGATAGTCTGGGAAAGCAATGACATTTTCACGAATAGGATTAGGCATCTTAAGATAACAGAACTTCACCTTTTCACCATTGTTGATCGTTGTATACTTTTTGCTAAGGTCTTTATCTTTGAGATAGTGGTTGTACAAGATAGCACCGCGAATATGAATTGGTGTACCCTTTGTATATAGTTCACCACGAGACCTAGACCATTTGCTAATATCGTTAGCACCACGAGGAAAGGCAACTTGTTCTGGAGGAAGAGAAGAAAAGTATTCTTTGAATTCTTGAATAGCTTTTTGTGTTTTTGTTTCTGAACCAGAAATGATTACCTTGAAAAGATTTTTCAGTGCATCACGACATGCCGATGGTGTAGAAGACTTAATAGCTTCAATACCCATGATTTTTAGTTTTGGTTCTGCGTATTGAACACCTTCATTATTATGGACATTAAGAATGTAACGCTTCTTTGCAGTCCAGATTCCACGATCAGCAATTGCTTCACGACCCATCTCCATGCGTGGAATATAACAACCAAACTGATCAAATAGTTTTTGATACGATTTTTGAAGCATTGGTTGAAATTGATCTTCGCAAATCTTATCAATGTTTTGAACGTGATTTTCTTTGACGTACTTATTTACCAATGGACCAAAGTTAACATACACAGAATCAGTATCAATTGCAATAATGTAATCTTTATCTTTAGTGCCGATGATCTTATTCATAAATTCATTGACAGAACGTTCAGCCCAACGAATCACAGTCTGACCAGTAAGAGTAATACCTTCGGCAACGCGCAAGTCAAAGTAACGGAAGTACTTATTGCCAAGTGCGCCATAAAGTGAGTTGAGCAAGATCTTAATAGCCATCTGCTGGTTTTCATATCTAGCAATATCACGTTCTACGCGATACAATTCAATCTTGTTATTTTTGTCGATGGTTTCTTTTTCTTGCTGAGCTGCAAGCATTTTCTTTTTGACAGCTTTACGTTCATCGTAATAGTCAACAATGATCTTTGGTAGAACACCTTGCTTATCTTTACGAAAGTAAACACCATTTGCAGCAAGAGCATAATCGGGGTTTTGATTTTGATAGCCAGCCAAACATTTATCTGGATCAATATTTTCACGTACATTATCAACGATTGTTTCAGGTGACATGTTCCATTGAACAATAATGTTTGGATACAGTGAGTTCAAATCGAAAGATACAACCCATTCATGTAAACCAACATGTGGCGGCTTGACATAACCACCAGGATAATCAGATTTGAATTTATCTTCGGCTGTTGGAGCAACAATACCTTGGTTACACAAATCACGATAGATGATTGCATCCCAAATTGCGGTGGTGCCAAGAGTATCAGTATAGTTAACACCACCACGATAAGCCATCGTAAGTGCTAGGGTAATCAATCCCATCTTATCTTCAAGTCGATCTACGAGTTGAACGTCTTTAATGTTATAGTCAACAAACTTTTGATAATTGTGTTTGTACAAAGAATGAAGGGAAGAGAATTCTTCGTAAGACAGTTTGTTTTCACCTAAGACAACATTAGCAATATGATCTAGTTTGTAAGATTCTTGAGCACCATACGAGTAACCAAACTTTTTGAAGAGTTCTAGATAGTCAAGTTGAGCAATACCAGTAAGTTCATAGTATTGTTGACTACGACCGTTAATGGTAATATCACGTGCAGAAATGAGTTCCCAAGGCGACATTTTCTTTGCAAAATCTTCGCCAACAATACGTACGATACGATTTACAAGATATGGAATATCAAAGAACCGACTGTTCCAACCTGTGATAACATCGGGGCAGTGAGTCTTTGAATTCCAATGAGCTAGAAATCGAAGAAGTAGTTCTCGTTCGTTAGAACATTGCACGTAATTAATATTTGATGTATTACAACCATCAATAGAACAAGCTAATGGATCATATTGATTCAAACCCCAGACATAATAGATGTTATCAATATTATTTTTGATTGTAATAGTAATAACTTCATGCAAGGCTTGATCTGGCTCTGGGAAGCCATCATCAGATGCAACCTCGATGTCAATTGTAGAAACATTGACCAGGTCACGATTAAAGTCTATATTGTCGGGGAATTTTTCTTGAATGAATTGTGTAATAAAGTTTGTATTGCCATACAACTTTTTATCGGCACCACCAACATTTTTCCATTGTTGGGTATAGTCTTTTACTTCTCGCATTGTATCAAACAAACGTGGAGACACACGAATACCGTCCATAGTATACGCGGTTCCAGCAGGATCTGCTTGATATAGTGTAGGTGTAAATCGAATTCGATCTTCAAACTTGTGGCCATCTTTATAACCACGGTAAAGAAGAGTGTTTCCGTATCTAGCTACGTTCGTGTAAAATTCCAAAGCTTATCTCCATAATTAATATAACTATTATACAACAAATTCGTATAATTGTACACCATTAAGAGACAATATTTCTAGTAGGAGTAAAAATCTTTGAGTGAATAGACTTATATTGATCTGCTAAACCATCAACCGGTTCTGTAACGAATAAGACCGAAGATTCTTTGATGAATGTCTTTTGCTGATTCATTTTTGAGTATGGCATTAGATCAGCAAGACCAATTCCATTTTCAGTTGGAAGTAAAATTGAAACATCCTCAATTGTATATCCACCAGATACTTCAGATACTTCAGCAATAATCTCTTCACCAGAAGTTAGTCGTAATAATTTAATCATAATATTATTTCCATTATTTAATTAAGATGAGGGCCGAAGCCCTCATCAACAAAGCCATTAGTCTTTCTTAGCGACAAAGGCATACATTTCTTGAGCCTTTTTCATCAATTCATCCATACTGTAAGGCTTCAATACAGATTGCATTTCTTCGGCTGTTTTCTTACCTTGTTCAAACAGTTGCTGGCTAAACATATAGTTCATTTCCCATTGTTTGTCCATGTAATCTTTAGCCATTGCTAAAACATCTTGACGAATTTCAAAAGGGTTTTTGTTACTCATTATGTAGTCCTCTCAGTCAATTTAGCCCAGATAAGTTTATTAACAGTGATGCTGTTATCCACTATCATTTTAGCAAATAGTGTCTGTGTATCAATAAAATTGACAGCAACTACTTGTAATTCAGGTTGGTCTTTGAAGATTTGATCTGCAACAATTTTCTTTGTTGCTTGGAATTGATCGATATAAAAGTTTGGTGTGAACATATTAGTTCTCCTGTGTTGTGTGTTTTAAGGCGGAGCTTTTGTTTTGTATGAGATGCTCCTCAACTCATATATTATATATTACCAGTGTGGTGCCTGAATACCAGGCTTACTGATTTCTCTCATCCGTCTTTCCAAGTCAGCCAAGTCAACAGATCGAGCTAAATAAGCTTCAACTTGTTTTTGGCGTGCTTGTACCATATTATCAATAGTGCTACTCAACATTTTCTGTAAGTAACTGAGAAGATTTTTGATTTGTGTCATGTGTGATTACCTCGTTGTTATAATTGATACTAACTTTACGGGGCCGCTTTTCTTCTGGTAGTACTACCTTCAATTCAATTGACAGGATTCCATCAGTTAGATTTGCTCCTTGTACTTGTACGTACTCAGACAATCTGAAAGTTCTTACAAACCGTTTTGACGAAATACCACGATGGATATATTCATTGTCGGTTTGGTTTTGCTCTCCACGTACAGTTAGAGTTCTATCGTTTACCTCAATATCAATGTCAGAACGCTTGAATCCAGCGACTGCTAGTTCAATGACGTATTCTTCAGGTGATACTTTAAGAATATTGTGAGGTGGATAGTGATCGTTTGCTTGTCGAGCCACTTGATCTAGCTCTGCTAACAAATGATCGAAGCCTACGAATGAGGCACGTGGGAATAGTTGCTTTACACTTGTCATATTAATGACCTCCTTATATTAAGCAAGGTTAGTTAAAAGAGACCGGAACATTCCGCATCTCAGTTTTATTTATATCACTTTAACGGAAAAACTTGTAAATTTAGTTGAATTTCATCGCCAACATTATATGGTCTATCTGAAGTTGTAGTTAAATCAAATCCATTGAACATATAATGAATTGTGTATCCATTGTTCACTTTCTCATTTACATACGAAACTTGAGTTCTGCAATGTTCTTCAGTTTTGTATCCAATAATTTCTCGATTAGAATTACGACTCATTTCGCTACCAGCAATTGCGCCAATTACAGTTGCTGCAGTTTTGCCATCACCTCCACCAAAACGACTTCCAATTACTCCACCAATAATTGCTCCAACAACTGGATTGCCGTTTCCATCTCCGTAAATAGGAACATTGACTGGTTCACATATATTTGTTTTTACTTTATTGGTCACATTAATATAATTATGTTCAACATGAGTTACAATTCCAGTACCTTTAGCATGAGATTGTGCTTGTGCTAAAGGTGTAACTAGTAATAATAGTAATATTAATTTTTTCATGATTTTTG